ACTTTTGCAAGCCAAGTACCTATTTCAACTTCCCCCCGCTGCTCTTTAAAAAACAGAGGGTCAGCCTCGTTGCGATAAGCAGTGGCACGATCCTGAGATGCATGCTCAGCTGCCGGAACGTCTTCGACAACTGCCGGTGAGAATTTCCCGTCGCCGTAGATATCGCCAATGTTTGCTATATCGGATTCAACAGCGCCTGCCGGCGCGTTTTCCCAAATTTGCACGGAGACAACTGCGCCCTGCGCATCAAGAATTGCAAAACGTTTGTCCATTTTTACACCCACTCGAAAATAACAATTCCAGAGCCGCCAGCGCCGCCCGCGAAGTTTGTTCCGCCGCCGCCCGCGCCGCCGCCGCCCGTATTAGTTGCGCCAGCTGCCCCTACTGAGTCGAGGCCTTTTGCGCCACCGGCAAAGATAGTATTACCGCCTGATCCGGCTTTTGCTGGCCCGGAATTTGTTCCTGCGTTTCCGCCGGTGCCGCCACCGCCAACCGTAATCGACAGAGTATTGCCAACAGTTAACCCGGCCAGCCACGCAATTGCGGCCCCTCCCGCGCCGCCACCGCCCCCTGGGACGCCGGAGCTTGAACCGCCGCATCCACCTTGGGTGTTGACACTGCCATTCGTCGCCGCGCCACCATCCCCACCTGCACCACCGAGAATGCCGCTCGCACCACCCGTACCGCCGCCAGCAGTAATCGTCGTAATTGCTTGCGTCCCACTTGCAATAGTCGACGCAGAACCGTTTCCGCCCGATGTTGCCGCGCTCACCGTACCGCCTCCGCCGCCGCCTCCCCCGCCGCCAATGAGGGTTATTTTCACGTCACTGGCGGGAATAACGAAAACTCCGCCGCCGGTGAAGACCTGTTTATTGACCTTGTTGACGGAAGGCAGCGACTCCAGCAAGACAAAATCAACACCGTCATACTCGATGTCGACCAGTTGCGTGGCGGCGATAACCGGGGCGACCTTTGCACCGGTGGCGCTGTACTGCTTGATGTTTTTAACCCCCAGAGCAGACACATTGATCGTGTCTGCGCCATTCCCCGCCGCATGAAATTTAACCCTGAACCGTTGATTAGCTGCATAAGCGCCAATGGCTGGCGAAGGCGTCAAAGTAAATGCACCGGTCGCCCCGGCTGTCGTAAACGCGGTGTAGGTCTGGCTCTGTATCCCAGCGAAGGTTCCTAATGCAGCAATCGCCGCAGTGATTGCCGACTTCACCCCGGCCGGATGCGTTGCTCGTACTGCATCCGTACCGGCAGTCGTCTCCGCAGCAGTCGCCAGCTCAACTTTGCCTGCCACTGTTTCCGAAGCGGCCGCCACCGTACCGCTACCGGCGCTGATCAGCGTTGCAATCGCCGTCGCCAATTGATTGTTCAAGAGCGGATTCAGGGCGACCCCGGCCGCTGCACACACGTTGACAATCTCTTCCTGAACGGCATTCAACCAAGTGTAAGTAATCTCAGTCGGCGGCTGATTGGTCCCCGCATTCTCAGCAACAAACAGATGATTGACATGCCCCGCGCCATTAATTCTGTCCAAAATCCACCTCCCCACCAATGCCTGTTATGTCAACGAACGAAAGCGCAACATGCGCCTGCTTAAAAGCCGATAAAGCGTTAAACAAAATTTGTGGATCAACAACAGAACGGTAGTAATACACCTTGATCACATAGCGATTACCCGCGCCCCAGAGCCGATCCCCCACGCGGCTACCCACATGTAATGGCTGCAATAAATGCGCGACACGCACCAACGCAATCGGAAAATTCAGCGTCGGTGCCGCCGCGCTCCAAACCCTGTCGCCTACCTTGGCCCCCACGGCAAACGTCTTGCGGGGCAGCGTCTCAACCAGGCCGCCCAGCGCCTCAGCGGCCACCCGGCGATACTCATTGATATGCCAGCTACTGGCCTTCGGCCGGTGAGTCTCAATCGCGTTGTCGATCACGCCCTGCGCAATCGCTTCTACCCTTGCTAACTCGGTGGCCGTGCCCAACAGCAAGTTGTCACCCAGCCCACCGGCCGGCCATTCCCATGCTGCGCCGGGCGGCAAAAGTGCCTTGAGCGCATCGGCAAAATCGCGGACGGAATGCGTCGTAACGTTCATGACCAGACAATCGGATTAAGCACCAGCACTTCGCCGGCGGCCACCGCCGTATCAGCCAACGGCCCCAGCCGGGCGTACTGACTGGTGACTGTCGCAATTGCCGCATCAATCTCGGCCACCGTCAGAAAGGAAGTCTCGGCCATTTCGGCCAGCACCGCCGCGTTGACCGCAGTAAAGATAGCGGTTCGATTGCCCGCTGTATCAAAGCCCGGCAGCAAATGCAGGGAAACCGTCACAGCCCGTTTGATCGGGGCAGCGACACGCCAATCAGCTGTCGCCGGCACGATCCCGTAAAAATAAGCAGAAACCGCATCGAGCACGGCCTGCGTCGGCAAGCGGTCAGCCAGTCCATTGCAAATCGGCCGCACCAGCACCGTGCCGATCCCCAATACATGTGGTTGCACCAGGGCACCACTGATCGAAGGATGCGCACTTTTCGCCCAGAAGCGATAATCATCGGGCTTGCCGGAGCGTGCCCCGCGCGTGATCGCTACCAGCCATTCATCCGCCACTCGCGCCCGCCAGTCATCGCGCAACTCATCCTCAGCGCCGCCACCGAGGCCAGCCGCATCCACGGTCAAACTGTTGCTACACCCCGGCACCGGATCAATCAATGTCAGCAACTGCCCGGCGATCAGATTGCCCGCCTCGCCAACCGTCTCACAGCGCACTGATACCGAGGTTTTGCCGGCCCCCAGCACGACGGCCGACATCACGCGATAATCCAGCCCATTCGGCCCACGCAACAGCGTCCCAGCGAGTAGGGAGGTACCAGCAACCCCTGTGGCCAGCACATAACCCAGCGCCCCTGTCGCCATCAGGCGGTCAACGCCATACAGCGCCGCCCAGTCATAAAGGCGCTCCAGCTCACAGGTCAAAGGGGAGCATTGCGCATCAATCCATGCCAGATAACCATGCTGGCTATGGCAGGCACGTGCCCAAGCTGCCGCTAACGGCTCGCACAAAACAGCAGGCACCGCATTCAGATCGGTTTGAATGCGTGCAACTAAATCAATGTAATCAGGTCGGGCGTAGGCAGTCACAGCGGGGCTTTCACGATAAACTTTCGTCTATTGTGAAAGCCGCTGACTTCAATTTGAACGCTGGAAATGTTTCCTGCCGATTCCGTCACCGTGCGCTCATTCACCTCAACCCCGGTGAGTGCCGGCGCCCGCGTCATCAGCGCCGTCTGCACCATCGCGATGGCTTCCCGGCGTGCGGCGCTACTCAGCGCCTGGCGCCGCACATGCCACAAACCACTGCCGGCCGCCGGATCAGCCCACCAGCCCCGCCGTAAATACGCATCCGGCTCACGACTGGCCGGGGCGACAGCATCCGTAAAAAGCACCGCGTAAATCAGTGTGGCCACCGCAGCGGCGGCATCGTCATTGGCCGGATCATCAAACGCCAGGTCGAAGCGCCCCCAATCCGTCTGCACCAGTTTCAGCATCTCAATTCACCCCCAAAGAAACACCGCTCGGGGTGTTGTGCGTATGGCTATCGCTGACGTTCTTGCCATTGACCTTGAATTCGCCGGTGATATACAAGCCGCCCTGCATGACGGCGACGCCCCCATTCGTGCCGTAATAGCCGCCTGTTGAACTGGTATTTCCCTTGACCACCAGATTGCCCCCGATCTCGGCATTGCCCGAGGTCTTGAACAGCGGTGTTTCGGCAAACACTTGTGTCGACGCCTTGACGTGAATCGTGCCGCCGCGCTTGATATGCACCCAGTTTTCTTCATCGTCGTGCAGAGCCACTTCGCCTTCTTCCAGCATCATCTGGTAACGCTTGTCGCCGATGATGATCGCCACTCCATAAGACCGGTCACCGGCCGGGAACAGTAAATAACTACGGCATCCCGGTTTCGGCCGGTATGAAAAGCCGTAGGGTTCCACCCGGTCGATGTTGTTCAGCGGTTCGCCGTCCAGCACCCGAACCTGTACCTTGTCATTGCCGATCATCAGCCCCAGCCCCTGCGCGAAGAGCAGTTGTAGGCGGTGCCATACTTGTCCCATCACTTCTTCACCCCCGCCCCGCGCTTTGACTTCTTCTTTTCCTCGCCCAGGAAGGCGTCACGATGCATCACCGTCAAATGCGTCACATGGCCGCCCTTGTCATCAAGGCGAAAGGCACGCTCACCGACCAGGAACACCCCATCAATCCCTTCGTCCGGAATGATCACGCGCACCTGGGTATTGATCGCCCAGGGCTGCCAGGCAGCATCGGCATCCTGATAGCGCCAGCCCGGAACCGTCAGCTCGATGCGATGCGCCCGCGCCAACCGCCGATTGCGCTCCAGCAGCGCCCGGCGCTCGCAACCGCCCAGCCCCTGGCCATGCTTGTCGGCCACCACGTGCATCGGCCGGAAGAAGGTGATTCCGGCATCCTTCGCCGCCCCTTTCAGGGCATTATTCCCCTCGTAGTCATAGCCCTTGATCGTGTAATCGGAAAAGCGCAACTTGAACTCGTCGACCACGGCATAGCGCTTGATATTCACCCCCCGCTGCAGCGTGGCCACCGGCAAGGCATCCGTCGGCTGGGTCAGAATCAGACCGCCATCCGGCAACGGGTAGAGCAGCAGATTGGCCGCCCGCACTGCGTTAATCAAGGCATTGGCCGGCACCTCGCACTGCATGCTGAATTCCGGCACAACCACCGTCTCTGCATCAATCTTTACAGGCACTTTAAAGGCGCTACAAAGCCGCTTCACAATCTCGCCCAATTTCAGGCCAGAAAGGGTCTTGGAGTACTGGCAATCAACCAGCTCACGCCCCAGTGAGCGCGCCTCAATATGAATTTCGTGGCTGATCTCGCTGACCTCGCGATGAAAGACATCTGGCCGCACCGTCGACACCGCGCTATCGCCCAGCACCACAGAAAGCACCGTATTCACCGTGACGCCCAGGGCGTCGCCCGTGCCCGGCCGGCTGATCGCCAAGCGCACCGAGGCGCACAGATCATCAACGGACTCGCGAATATCGACCTGTTGCCAATAGCCGTAGCGCTGGCCATCAAAACGTAATTCGACGCTGGCCTCATCCATACACACGCCCCGTCACAAACAGAGGATGGCGGACCTTGTTACGGGCTAGAAACACCGCCTCATCCACGCCCATACGATGCGCCAGCACGGTCGCCGGCATCGGCCCGGCGACATCACGCACTGTCCCCGGCTTTAAATCCTGCGCCAGCAAGGCCTCAATCAAAGCCGCCCGTGCCGCTACGACCGCCTGAAACACGGGGTCAGGCAAGCCAGGCAACAAAGCATCCAGCGCCGCCACGGCCGTGGTTAGCACAACATCCCGATCCGCTTCAGCCCGATAGTCGGCCAGCGCGATCTGCGCCGCCGCCGCCACCAGCAGGCGACACCGCAGCGCTTCTTCCCGCTGCACATTGCGGCGAACCGCCGGATCAGTGGCCGCTACACCCGTCAAAGCAATAGAGCGCCCAGACCTGGCGGCACTCACCGCCCGTGACACCAGGCGCGGCCGGTCCGTATCGGCGACATCCGGACGATCAGATTCCAGCCCGAACACATCGGCCAGCCCATGCAAGGCGTTCGCGTAAGCGGAGGGCAAGGCCATCAACTCGGCCAGATCGCCCTGAATGCCGGCAATCAAGCTGCGAATCTGGTTCGCCCAGGTCAACGGCAAGGTCGCCAGCGAAATCACCGTGCGCAGGATTTCCAGCTTGCTATGCACTGCGGCAATAAAAGCCGTCATGCCATTCGCGCTCATCGGCTCCAGCGCAAAATCATCGACAGCGGCTTTCGACAGCTTTCTACTACGGTCGATGGCAACATCCACCTTATCAACAGTCGACGTGAATGGCTGTTCGCCACCCGGCAGGAATTCGATGCTGACGGTGCAGTAACCGCCCTTATCATTGCTTTCATGCAATGACCAGGTGTGCGGCCGTACCCATAAATAACCGAGCCAGGGATGCGTTAGCCAGTCCGCGCCCGGCTCGGCCAATCGTTCAAGAAAACCATTTCGTTCCTTGTCGTAATCCGCGCCGATGAAATAAGCCGATAGCTTTCCATCCCATGACTTTCCACCCAAGTCTTCAACCAACGGGGCTTCTGCACCGGGAAATTCATGCACGACCAGGCGACGGCCGAACTTGGTTTCATGGCTCTCAGTCAGAAACGCGAAGCCACGAAAAGACGCCGTGGCCATGCGGTCTTTCCACTTGGTATCAGTCGGCATGTATCACCTCAACGCATTTGAAAATACGTTTGCCTACGTAAAAGCCACCCAGCCGATCACATTCATCTGCGATGGTGCCATGCGCAAAGTTCCAACCAAAGAACATGCCGACCATCAACGTGAGTAAAGTCCAGAATAAACTTATCATCCCGGCACCCCACCGTTCCAAAGATTGCCGGTATTCATGTTGGCCGTCATATCGAATGTTTCCATTCTTGTGCTCTTGACCCGCACGCGATCATCGCTGACAGACAGATTGATATCGGCCTGCATTTTTGGTGCGTCGGCCGGCTTGAGTAAATCCTTGATGCCTTCCCAAGCCAGACCCAGCGCACCGCCTGCAGCCGCGCCAATACCTGTGCCGACGAGGGGAACAAAGCTGCCAACAGTGGCCCCGAGCGCGGCCCCATTAAGTAAACTTGAGCCATAACGACTGATCGCGGATTCTTCGCCGAAAGACTTATCCAGCGCATAGCCTCCGGCAAGCGAACCCACACCTGCCAGCCCACCCACCTTGGCACCCCTGAATATCGTTTTCCCGGCTTTACTACCGCCCACCATGTCCGCATATCGGCCAATCGCCCCAACGCCGGGCACTTTCCCACCCATCGCCAGTGATGCCATTCCTGCCGCACCAGCCAGCGCAGCCAGCGCCGTGGTGGCCAGGGTTGTTATCCCCGTCATCAATGGGTACTTGCTGGCCAGATCGGAAAAGGCTTCAGCCGCTTTTCCAATAGCCGGCGTCAGGCTATCCATCGCCGATTTCTGTGCAGTCAGTGAATCCTCTTTAGCCTGCTCCATCTTGAAATCTGATGTAGCCGATTGGACAGTATGAGCAGTAGCAATGGAGGACTTATCCTCAGGTGCTGTGTATTCGGCGCGGACCTTACCCAGCACTTCTTTGACGTAATCCTGATTGTTCATCACGCCTAAAAAGGACATCAACGATTGTTGATTGTGAAAAACCTTGCCGACATCTGCACCTTGCACCTGAGCCGTCATCGACTCAAGGATAGCCCGTCGGCCATCTTTGTCATCGCTGCTCAGAGCGCGCAATTTTGCTTGCAATCCTTGATAGGTTTTATCCTTGGAAAACACCTTATCCATGATGTCGACCGTCGCCGATACTTTGTCGATACCTTTACTCTGATAGTCGAGATAAATATCGTCGATATTCTTCAGACGCTTCTCTTTCTCACCCTTCTTTGCTTTATGTCCGTTGCCAAGATATTGCTCGGCAATGAAATTCTTGAAATGCGGTGTATTCAGTTCATTGAGCAAATCGCGCAGGTTATTACCCGCCTCATCTTTTGTACCGGAAGTGATAACAGACGCCTGATTCCAAGCCGTCAATTTTGCGAATCCTTCTTTTCCCGAAAGACCGAGGTTACCGGCCATGGCCATTTGCTGCGGCAACCATTTCGCCATGTCCTTTAGCTCGAAACCACCGGCCTGACCGGCCGCCATCGCAGCACTCAACACAGCGGGAATATCATCTGCCTTGATTTTGAAACTCTGCTTTGCGCGAATCGCAATTGTCGCCAGTGCGTTGGCATCTGCACCAGAACCTGTTGCCGCCTTCATGATTCCTGGAAGCATCTTGATTGCATCACTATCGGAAACGGTACCGGAAGCAATCATCGTATCGAGGGCTTCAGCTGCTTGCTCGCGTGTGCCGCCGCCAAACTTTCGGGCCGTATTGACACCGGCTTCCAATGTTTTCATGCCAACAATACGGCCTGCAGCGTCACGCTCGGCATAAGCCGTATTAGCCATACCGGCCATTCGACGGTCAAAGCTCATCGCCTGCTTTGCCGGGTCTTTCAAGGTGTATGCCGCAGCAGCCCCACCAGCCAAGCCAGCTGCCCCGGTGCGCAACACTTTCTGCCCACGCTCCCGATCCGCTTCGGCCTGCGCCAGATGCTTGGCTTCATCAGCCGCTTTACGCTGGGCGGCAGTGAGTTTGCCCATTTCGTTGGTCAGCCGAGTAATGCGTGACTGAACGGCAGCGTAGGCGCGCTCCTGCTCCTGAGCACTTGCGAAACCAGCAGCTCCCAAGGTGGAATAAGCACGCCGAGTGTTTTCAATTTCCTTTTGAATAGCCTTTTCGCTACGGACCCCAAGGGCTTCTCTGGCCTGAGACGTTTTCTCGTAACTGCTACGCTGGCGGGCGGCACTGCGTTCAATCGATTCTGCCGAGCGCTGAGCTGCTCGTTCGGTTGCCGTGGTCACCTTATTGGCTTCCTGGACTGCCGTTGCACCGGCCTGTTTTACCGCAGCGCTGGCGCCATCCCTCAGCCTTAGGTTGACTTCAACATTGACAGCGCTGTTCGACGACATGAAATAAGCTCCAGACACGTGGGGTATCTGGAGCTTATCTGGGGGATGCGGCGAAGTCAGGGCGGGAAACGTTTCCCGCCAACTGATCAGCTATTCAAACTTTCGGCCACTCATGACTGCGGCGAGTTTGGCCAGCACAAACAGTTTCTGCAAGGGCATAGCCTCAATAACGGGCAAAGGCTGATGCATCACATTCATCATCAACCCGGCCGCTATCAAGATTCGGACTGCTTTTTTTCGGCGGCATCCTCACCTGTGCTTCCATCCGGCTCATCCGCTTTGATCAAGTCATCCGCAATTTTCTCGGCCTGCCGGTAATCCGGGCCGCGTAATTGTTTGATCAATGCCTCATCAGTGCCGGTCAGGCTGGCGATCAGAGCGATCCGCTGGGCGACGCCGCCGCGCTGATCAAATGCCAGGTAATCACCCGCCGTCGTGTAATCGCGAAAGGTCAGACTATCGATGGTCGTTTTGCCGATGGTCAGCGGGTGTTTAAGTGGGAGTTTCATTTTCATCCTTAGTCGTATTTGATTCATCAACCTGCCGATCTTCCGATGTCACCATGCCTTTTTCGTCAACAAACGACTCAGCCAGCCAAAGCACCCCGGCCTCGTCGCGGTAGTAGCATTCGCCCGTTTTTGCCTTATCCATGATTAACCCCATGCCTTAACAGCGACGAAACCGAAAGTTGATGTGGCACCCTGTGCAGTAACGATGGGGCGCACGAACGAAGCGGCGACATTACCGACAGTGACCTGAACCGTGCTGCTAGCAACCCCCGCCAGTGTAGAACCGGGGATGTCATACCAGTTAACGTTGTCTTCAGAGCCTTGCATCTTGAATGATGCGGGTGTCGTCGATGCGCCAAGATTAAGAATCATCTGAACATTGCTGCATCCTTCGGAGAACAACACTGCCGTGTTCGCCACCGTAGCAACCGCTGCGGTACTGAGTGTGCTAGTGTAGTCAAATACTCGGCGGATCGGCTTGACCGTCGTAAAAGGCCACGTTGTTCTTTGTATAGAACGATTGATACTGGTGCCAGAAACCAGCGTATGAACGTAGCGAATATATCTACCGATTGATTGCAGGATCGGGGATCGGAATGCCCCAACCGCAGACATTCTTGGGAACTGATAAGTTGTTACCCAGTTTACGTTATCTTCCGATTCTTGAATCGAGATATCAACTACTCCCGAACCACCAATCGCAGTGACTGGAATCGCTACTTGATAGGAACTTCCAAGATCATGTCCCGCAGTAGGGAAGGTAGTGGATGTGCTTACAACAGTGGAGCCTGCAGCGTCCAATAGCACCAAGATTCCAGGACGCACGTACCAAGCGTTAGAGCCTGATGTGCCATTCAACGTACCTCCCAATCCCTGTGTCGCGGTTACTCCGAAAGAGCTAACCACCGCAACAGGCAGTGCTTTATCGAGTCGACTCGTACCCGCCCCGTCGACCATCACCCGATGCTCAGTCCATTCTTCGACCGATACATCATGTATCCGCAGACTCGGCGCAAGGATGATAGAGCCACCCACCGTAGCACTAGCTGTGTTCGGTATAGGAGAAACGCGATTACCGTAAACATCGTAGATAGGCTGGAATGTAATTGATGTTCCACCGATGTAAGCACACTGCCACATACCATCCATATTTGGATCAACGCCTGTGTTCAATGCGCCGATGAGCAGAAAGTTGCCGCCAAGTTCGATAAGTCCAACCCAAGTAGCCCCGCCGATTAGTGTCAGCGTATCTGTCGAAGAGTTGTAGGTTGCCGACACGACATTATTTGCGACAGCGCCAATCTGGTCCATCGCGGCACCGTTGAGATGCACACTACCGCCGTAGGATGTTGCTGTAGCCGCTGAACCGTGAACAATTGAGAATGATGTAGCGCTGATATACGTAATCACAGCCTGCTGGGTTGTCGTAGCGAAATTGGTTTGATCCAACACGCCTTTAATCGTGACACTCGCGCCATTCGTTAATCCGTGATTGCCTACGGTAATTACCGTTGCTGTAGTAGTACCGGATTTTGAAATGCTGGCAATTCGCGCAACAGGGCGCGGAATCGACTTCGGCACTTGAAGATAGAATCGTGGTGAAAGCTGTTTATCTTGGCTCGGCTTGACAGTAGACCGCACAGCGCGAGGGGTGAATACGCCGCCTGAATCAACCGCACAATCCAGCACAGCCACCTCGTCAACGCGGCTCTCGAAGCGGTAACGTGATGTTGGCTTAACTTCTAACAGTCCGTAGTTACCTGCAGTAATGGCGGGAGCCGAACTCGCAATGCTGGTAATGCGTTGATCTCCTGTAAGCACGCCGGAAATCTGACAATCTCCGGCACCCATCTTGGTGAAAATAGTGTTTGCGGTTGCCGAACTGGCCGAGAAGCGCATACCGACGGCGTGTGTTGCGCCAAGGGCATTGTTGAAGAAACTAATCTTCATTGTGCCTAGCGTTGGGGTTTGAAGTGCTACCGCAGCGGAGGGGAAAACAGTTTCATCGGCAAAGCTCAGTACGATAGATTTTCGGTCGTAGTCGATGTGGCGAATCGTGGCGTTGAACAGCACTTGATTTGAGTTGCTGGTGTTGACCGTTGTACGCGCATCCGACAGACAAACCCAATCACCGAGGTGGATAGAGGTAGGTAGCGCGGTTTCGAGTGTTAGGTGGAAAAACCCGCCTGACGCCACGTTATATGCCCCGATAGCGTCCAAGCTATCTTGCCACCACGAAGTGACATTGATCGACGAAGGGAGTACTTCCAGCGGATCGCTAAAGTTGCCCAACACGGCCCCGGCAAACCAACCTCGGGCGCGACCTGAAAAAGCCAACTCGCACTCCATCGCCATCGGCATCACGGCGGCTTTTTTGAAATCAAGGTAAGACAGTTGATCTTCATAGCGCGGATCAGCGACCAGCGCGACGACGGCCTGACCGTTTTCAGTACGACGAAAAGTGAGGCAGTGATTCGGTGCGATGGTCGGCGTGTATTTACTCAACACTTCGCTGAGGATGGTGACATCGTCTGGGGTGTAGATGACGGCGCCGGACGTGTGCGCTGCACCGCTGTCGCTATATTGCTGCAGCCCACCCAGCCGATTAATGTGATGGTTGTCCATGATCAGGATATCTGCTCAGACGTATTGGACATAATAGTAAGCTTGCTCTCGCCGTCACCGATCGGGGTCGGATCAGTCACAAACGCCATGCTCATCATGTGCACATGGCCATCGGCCAGGCGCACTGTAATGTCTTCATCCTTGATCGCATTCAGGGCGCTGACATCAATGCCACCTTGCAGATTGATGTTCAAATCGAGCTTGGCCGGCACGCCGGTTTCGGTATAGCCACCGTCCGCTGCCAATCGACCCGCTTTGTGTTCGCGCTTAACACCCGAGGGCGTAAAGCTGTTGCCCTTATCAGCCAGGGGTAATTTGCCGATGCTGGGGACAGAAACGGTACGAATATTGTTCAGTTGTGCCATGGTTGGCTCCTTTTCAGATCAGATCGGCTTAGTAGGTCGGCACCGCTTTGTAAAACACGTCACGGCCAGCCAGGATGTAGAACGGCGACAGCAAAACGGGCGTATCGCGGTAATTGAAACGGCTCGGGTTGGTCGGGTCCTGCTCAACCACGAGGTTGGCCTTGTAGTAGTCGTAGGCCTGCACCCAGCCGAATTCCTCCATCAGGCTGTGCTTGTAAAGCGAGAGCAGGTAGGCACGTACATCGTCTTCAGTCGTGATGCGCAAGCCGGGGCGATAGCCTTCGTTGCTCTTGGCCGCGGCCGTGCCGGTAAAACGCTGGATGGCGCCGATGCGCTGCTCATAGCGGATGCGCTCCATCACTTCCGCCGTGTTGATGTCCAGGTAAGCATCATCTGTGCTGCCGTCCGGTCGGAACTGATACATGGAGATCAGGCGCTTGATGCTACAGGTGCCGTCTTTCGCTACCTGCATCACGCTCATGCCCTTGAAGAGCAGCGAGTTCGCACTCGTCCAGTCGTGATAGGTCTTTCCGACCATGCCGGTCAGCGTGATGCCTTCGAGCGATTCCGCCGGGTTGTTATACAGCTTTGGGGCCGCCGCAGCGGTCACGATAGCCGCTGCTTCCCACGAGCTGACCGGATTCAATTCAACGCTGAGCGCCGTGATGTGCTCATAGTTTTTGCCGGTGCCATAAGCCACAGCAGCGGCGTAATCCCCCCGGAAGGCCGTAAATACTCGAAAACCAGCCTGTACCGGCGGCTTGTAGCGCAACTGGCTTTCTGTATGCCATGCCGCGAGCGTGGCGGCATCGTTGATGCCCAGGGCAACATAACGGAACCACTGCGGGCCGATCATCGTCGTCAACGCGCCGGGCGCCGGGTCGCCTGCGCCACCGGCCATGGCCGCCAGATTCAGCACCAAGCCCAACACCGCATCTTCCTTGAACAGATTGAGCCGTAGATCAATCTGGTTGCCGCAGCTCCCTTTGTGTCGGGCCGTGAGCGTGACAACCCCCGCCGCCGAGGTCGCCGTCACCGGCAGGTCTGTCCCCGCCGCTGTAATCGCCGCAGCAATCGCCGCCGCGACTTGCATCAACGTCTGGCCGGCCGACAGCCCAACAGAGACCAATTTGCCGGCAATATATAAAGACAGCGTACCAGCGGCAATCGGGACAGCCGTCACGGTAATCGTCCCCGCTGCCAGCAATCCCGCCGCATTGTCGGCATAGGGCAGCATATAGAGATCAAGCGTCGGATCAATCGCTCGATAACGAGCGGCCATTTGCGCCAACATCGAGCCGGGTCCTGCCTTATTGATCGCATCCTGCACGCCAGACA